CGTTTTTATACCAATACCGAGTTCCATTTGCCCAAATAACAGCAGGTTTATCTCCTTCTCTATGATACTTACCGTTTTTATACCAATACCGAGTTCCATCTGCCCAAATAACAGCAGGTTCATCTCCTTCTCTATATATTTTTCCGTTTTTATACCAACGCTTAGTTCCATTTGCCCAAATAACAGCAGGTTTATCTCCTTCTCTATGATACTTACCGTTTTTATACCAATACCGAGTTCCATTTGCCAAAATAACAGCGGGTTTATCTCCTTCTCTATGATACTTACCGTTTAAATACCAACTATGTGTTTTATATTCATCGATTTTTTCTTCTGTAAACTGTTTCTTCATTTCAGAAATTAACCACATGTCATGTCCAAAATGTTTACATGTGAGCAATAAATGAAGACAATCATTAGCTCGCAAGTGCTTACTAATAATTTGTATCAATTCAATATCCAAATTATTCATTGACTAATTATTTTGTTTGAAAAAAATAATAAAAAAACAATTATTCAATATATTGGATAACTTTTATTATACATAACAGGTCTTACATTGATTTATATCATTATTGAGTTTCCATTTTTGCATAAATAAACTTTTTTTGAAGGTTCTCATTTTATCAACTATTATCATTGCCAACCTGATTGTATAGAAAATGCTATTTTAAGTCCAGGGAAGATTAAATAAAAAATATTTTGCATCGTTGCTTTGGTAAGGAAGAAGAAAGATATTGGGAGAGTGAATCTTTCAAACTATCAACATTAAATTCATCATATCATTCCCCAATCAAGACAACGTGGAAGATATATTACGTACATTAATGTAATTTCTTTTCTACAACTACAATAGTATCGTTGTGAGCGGCACCGTGAGCCACCAATAATATTTCAATGATTTGAAATCCTCTACCTTTCCCAAAACCGTTGCTATTCCATCCAAAAGTAATTGCAATTCCTTCAGGCTTGAGAAGTTTTGTCAATCTATCTTTACATTCCTTATATAATCTAGCATTTTGAGTATCTTTAGATGTTACTTCCAAACCCATTCCCTTATAACATTCTGAAATCTGTCGAGGTGAATAGGGAGGGTCCAACAAAACAATATCCGCAAATCCTTTCCTTTTTTCTTCCAACAACTTATCCAAGAATTCCACTGCATGCAAATGATACATTGCATCTGTATTAGGATCAAGATCATTTGTAATGTTTCCCCATTTAGAATTTCGGCTAAACGGATCGATAACAACGTCTTTATCTTCAATATATCTCTGGAGAAGTTGTCTGATGGGTTTTATCGAGAAAGTTTTCGAGTTTGGCATGTGCCAAACTCTATTAAATATTATATCTTCCATTTTTTTGTAAATAAGAGTTATCTACAAAATGATGTTCATTTAGGGATTTAAGATAATCCTATTTCCTACTTGAAGCACTTTCTATCCCACATCTTTTTCTTCGATTTTGGTGTATCTTAGTCTGAAGGTACGACTTTCGAACATATAATCCCCAATGTCCCATATATCCAGATTTTCATGCTCATAAAGAATTGGTCTTCATCATTACCATAACAATTATCATATGTCCAATCCTCATAATGTAAGGTTTCGTTTCTATATAGATATATCTATATCTATTTGTTATTCTATGATCCACACATCATACATCCTTCCTCCATGGTACAAAAGAATTCTTCTTCTTTATTTTTGATAATTTCCTTTGAGGTTTTGTTCTCATTTTTCTCTCTGATATGCTGCTTGGCTTTGGTAGCCGATTTGGAATGAGTATAATATTGCGTTTTAATACCTGATTGCCATGCGTAAAAGTCTAAAGAAGTTAGGACATTGGGTTCTACTTTATTCAGATAAAGATTCATGCTACAAGATTGGTCTACATAACGATGTCTGGCAGCGCAATGATCTATAATCCAATTTTGATCCATTTCCCATGCTGTTAAATACAATCTTTTTATGTCATCCGGTAATTCTTCAATACTTTGAACACTACCATCATATTTTTCTATCTTATTTTTGATCTCCATAATAGATAATCCTAAACGCTCGATATCGTTGTATAGATATTTATTGAGTACCACGAATTCACCTGAGGAGGTTTTACGCTTGTAGATATTACTCTTTACAGGTTCAAAACATTCTGTGTTTCCAAGAATCTGAGAAGTACTTGCAGTTGGCATTGGAGCAATGAACTGAGAATTCCTCACTCCATCACGCACAATCTTTTCTCTAGTGAATCCCAATCCCACCTTCCAGAATGTTCATAATCAGCCCACATGTCAAACTGGAATTTACCATGACTCAATGGTGAACCCTTTCCAAATCTAAAGGTGGAATAAGGTCCTTCTTCCAAAGCCAATTGATGACTAGCTGTCAAAGCTCCATGATAGATTGTTTCAAATATTTCTTTATCTATTCTAACAGCTTCTTCACTATCATAGGGTACGCCCATCAACATAAATAGATCTGCTAATCCCTGAACACCAATCCCAATAGGACGGTGACGATAGTTTGATCTTTCACTTTCTTTGGTAGGATATAAATTACGATCAATGACTTTATTTAGATTCCGAGTGACTATACCTGTTACATGATGTAGTGATTTGTGGTCAACGATATAACTATCGTCTTTTTGTTTGACTAAAAATTTGGGAAGTGCGATGGAAGCCAGATTACAAACAGCTGTTTCGCAAGGATCGGAATATAATACGATTTCAGTGCATAAGTTACTTGATTGTATTATTCCCAAGTTGATCTGATTAGATTTTCTATTGATAGAATCCTTCTCTCCAATATAAGGAACACCGCTTTCGCCCCTGGATCTTAAACATAAAGTATAAATATCTCTAGCTTTGACAACTTTTCTATATCTACCTTGAGAAACGTATTTCTCATAAAGCTCAACAAATTCATCCCCATATACATAGGATAATCCAGGACATTCATCTGGACACATCAGATACCAGTCTCTATCCTCAAGTACGCATTCCATAAAATAATCGTTTCTCCAAGCACAATAAAAAAGATCTCTCGCTCTCTTATTTTCATCGCCATGGGGTAATTTAAGTTTGAGAAAGTCTTCTATGTCAGCATGCCATATCTCTAAATAAACAGCAAAAGCCCCCTTGCGCTTACCGCCTCCATTATGAACAGCTCCCATATCGGTTACGTATGTATGTTCATTGGCTATCTCAAAATCGTATACTTTTCCAGTATAATGTTTCTTTTTGATTTCCGTTACACGACAATACATCATTCCATTATGAACTAAATAATCAACATTCTTTTCTTTGGAGGATGAAGGAAAAAGAGAAAGGATCAGAGGGACGCGGGGTATGCGAAGCGTGTATGTCATTTTATGTCTTGTGATGCCTTCTCTATGACTGCTCACATTTCCTCTACGATCAAGCACACAACCACTAGATAAAATACCACACCGCATGAGAATATATCTTACTCCATCAATAACTCTTTTCGAAGGCATTTGAAGGATAAAATTATTCACGATGTTTCCATCGGCTTCAAGGATTCCTTGAATGATTGATAGCTGTTTATCAACTGGTAATCGGAAAAAATCCTGATATATTATTTTTTCATTATTGTCATCGTACAAATGTTCCCGTCTAAATTTAAACTTAGAATCTGTTGTTGACCATTGATATCTAATATTGTCTGAATCATGGTGCATCGTTATGATAGGGTTAATACCCACACATTTCAAATAATTTTCTACAAATTCATGAGTACAAGATTTCTTATCTGTCAGAATGATAGATATACTACCCGTATCTCCTTTGTCTATCCAGCCATTACCTATCAATATACCATAGAATCGTAAGTCATCATAATCCAAATAGGTTATATCTACAACATCATCATTTTTGGGTATGGGAAAACAAACAAAATCATCAACACATAGATCATTAGCGTCAACCATTTCCGGTTTTGCATAACCTCTATCTAAACGATTCAGAATTCCTGAAAAATTCAGACCTTTTTCTTGTTTCTGCAACGCTAATACTTGATGTTCGGGAGTTAATTGAACACTTTCTATTGCACATTTAATAGATACACTAAATATATCTCCATTATATTGGTGTTCTAAGACTTTTTCAACTGGTTGGATATGACCATCGGCTGTTAGTAAAAGATCACCTTTTTGGATTTCTTCAATGTTTCGAGGTCCAATAGATGTATGTACAATTGTTCCTGGAAGAAAGCATTGGTCAACATAACGGGCAGTATTATTATAAACTTGGATCATTGGCACAATGCCATTAGATTCCCCTGCTGTACCACGAATATAGCTTTGATTGGCTCGTATTTTGTGTATATGTATTCCAATTCCTCCTGCATTTTTAGAAATTTTAGCGCAATCCCAGAGTGTTTTATAGATACCATTTATAGAATCATCATCTATAGCTATCAAAAAGCAAGAAGATAGACTCGGTTTACAAGTCCCTGCATAAATAAGAGTTGGTGTAGCATGTATAAAATACCCTTTACTCATATACTCATAAGTTTCTAATACTGCTTCTAAATCTGGTACAAAAGTTTGTCGTTTTTCTTTCATAACTTTGGCAATAGCGTGATCATCAATATATTCATTCTCCCGAATTTCATAATCAGAACGTCTATCAAAAATAGTGTTCCATTTATTAGGTTTGGAGAAATGAATTCCTAAAGCTACTCGCATAAACATATCTTGTGGACGTTCAATTATTTCTCTTCTGTTAAAAGAAGATATCTTTACCTTCATCAGATAAGACTTGGATAAGGTCTGAAATCCAAACAGATAATATTAAAATCTCTGTTATAGTCAATAGCTGCATCCAATTCATCTTGATAGGTTAAAATAAAATTATACAAATCTTCTTGAATCAAAGGGGATGGATCTGAATTTTGATCCAAGTTGTGATACATGCAATCAGCTACAAATGCAATTTGAGTTCTAATTTCACGATTATTACTTGATAATCGACGTTGAAAATTGGTGTCTTTGTGGTGTCCAGAAATAGCAATCCTGGCAGCTAACTTACCATAATCAGGGTGATCCATGACCATATCTTTAGCTATTATAATAGTTAGGTTATCAAGATCGATAGTTTTTACTTGATCATATAAACCAGTTATGACCTTTGTAGCTACAGGTGTGGGATCTACATTCAAAGATGGAAAACGTTCGCATTCATACCGAATACGTTTAAAAATTTTATCTTTACTCATGGGTTGAAAAGAACCATCGCGCTTAATTACTGTCATGTTTTGAACCTTAAAATTTCCAGATTCCATTTGTGCTTGTTTAAGCTTTATACGCTGACGTGCATTATTTTCTCTATAGATTATATAACATTTGGCAGTATAATAAAATTTTTCTTGCATTAAAGTTTTTTCAACCAAATTCTGAACGAGTTCAACAGTCAGTAATCTATTGGGAGATAATTTCTCTATTTTATCTATAACTTTTCCTTTTAATATATTACTGATATCAAAAATCGAACTGCCCCCCTTTAGCATTTTGCTAATTTTCTCATCTTTTCAAGTGCATGCGTGAAGGGATTTCTCAATTGCTAATTCAATTCTGGACGGATCAAATTTAGTTTTTGTTCCATCACGATTCACAACAAACAATACCATTTTCCCCAGTTGATATCCATTTTTTTCTTTCATTTCCAGAAAGTTCTAAAATCTTAAAAATGATGATTATTTTTTTCATCAAATTCATTCATTAATTCACAATATTACTTTGTTTTTCTCCAAAAAACAACTTCATGAATAAATATCAACTTGAAGAAACAACGTATTGAACAAATTATTTTTTCTTCAACATCAAGCTTATGAAAAGTAATGGTTGTTGTTCTTTTTTTTCTAAGATGAACTTCATGAAAACATAATGGGAGAAATAAATAACAATAACTTCATCTTTTTCATAAAGTTGATTCGAAAAAATAAATAATGACCATTTCCATTTTTCCAAGATCAAGTTGAAGAAAAGATACTTGTTCAGTGATTTGTTTCTCCAATATAAACTATAAACTTATGAAAAGATACTTGTTCAGTAATTTGTTTCTCCAACATCAACTTTTAAACCAGAATCAAAAAACCCTTAAAGAGATACACAAATTCGTTTGGAAAAATGAACTTAAATATGTTTTTACGATATAATAATTATCCTATTGCTTAAAATTAAGATATGAAGTGTTTGAATGAAGAAAGTATATCAAAATCATCAAAAATTTCTATCTCTGGAGAATTGAAAGAAAAGCTAACTCGGTGGCATTCTTCAGATTACGAAATATTATCTTCAACAGATGATATTTCGGAAATTTATGATAAAATAAAGAGTGAGATTGGGAAGGAAATTATAAACAAGGAACATCCATTTAAGAATGGAAAACTACCTGTCAATATGCAGGCAAATAGATACATTAATATATTACCTCTTGAAGAAACACGAGTAATTTTGAATAATTATAAAGAATATGGGTTGAAGACCGATTATATAAACGCTAATCATGTATCCTTTGATAAAAATCAAACACAATATATACTAACTCAAGGACCTAAACTCACAACACTTATAGCCTTTTGGTTGATGATTTGGGAACAAAATGTGTCTGTGATTGTGATGTTGACAAAACGATGGGAAAGAGGAAGAGAAAAATGCATCCACTATTGGCCAGAAAAAGATCCTATACATATTCATAGTCTAACAATCACACTTTTTAATGAAAAACCACTAAATGAACACATCTACCATCGAAAATTCAAAATGACTTATAAAAAAGAAGACGAAATTGTTGAAGAGAGAATCGTTCATCATCTTTTCTACTCTGAATGGAGTGATTTTGGTATTCCGAATGATCCCACAAACATTCTTAAATTATGCTCCCTCACCACAAAAATAGATAAAAAAGCAAGATCTCTTAGCGAAAACCCCAGTAAAATACTTGTTCATTGTTCAGCTGGAGTTGGAAGATCTGGGACATTTGTTTCTATTCATAACATCATGGAAGAAATCGAACAGACCAAACTTTTGGATTTTGACATACCAAAAACCTTATCTATTCTAAGAAAACAACGCGATCAAGCCGTTCAAACTTTAGAGCAGTTTGCTTTTATATATACTGCTGTTGCAGGTGGAATATTATCTAAATCTTTCGAAGAATCAGATTAACTAATTGTATATATGAAAAGTAATGGTTGTTGTTCTTTTTTTCTCCAACATCAAGTTGAAGAAAAAGATAGTTGTTCGGTGATTTGTTTTTTTCAAGATCAACTGCATGAAAAGTAATGGTTGTTGTTCTTTTTTCTCCAACATCAAGTTGAAGAAAAAGATAGTTGTTCGGTGATTTGTTTCTTCCAACATCAAGTTGAAGAAAAAGATAACTGTTCGATGATTTGTTTCTTCAAGATCA